TTTAATTTTTCTTTCGTGCTGTACAACGTGTTTATTCCAAAACTCTGCACAAGTATCATCAAAAAGTTCTATTTTTAACAAATCTCCATTGATTAATATTAAAGCAATGACCAAGCCTTTGTAACTGCTGATAACCTCAAACATTACAGTTCTATTTTTTCCATTTTAACGACACAACCAAGAGGAATTATGTTTCTGTCAGAAAAGACAGCTTCATTGGCATCATAACTTGCAAATGTTTTTAAATATTTATTATCTTTCGAATAGATATATGCCTGCGTTACCATCTCCGCAGGTTTCATTTCGTCAAATTCTTTAATGGTAGCGTGACCTGAATCACCAAGGATATCAAGCCAGATTATTTTGTAAAAATAGTATTTTTTCTTATCAATGACAGCAAACTTATATTTAGATTTTTTTCTTTTCATCTACAACCACTTTCACATTACCAAGTTTAAAACATAATCCAGGATTATGCACTTCGTTAAACACAGTGATGAAATCATTCCAGGAGTTATTCTTCAATAACTTTATCTGGCGTAACGTCAATGATGTTTTTCGCTTCACCGATTTTTTGTTCAAGTTCGGATAAACGTTTCTCAAGCTGTTCACGAGACATACCCTCCAATGTATTATGGGTTACTTCTTTTTTATCGACATATAAACCTGCTAATTGACCTGATCTAAACTCAGCATTGATTGCAGATGCAAATTGATTTTTGTCTGCCGCCATATCGCCAAATTTTTCAAATCTTTTATATGAACGCAATTTATTTCCATATTTAGCTTGTTCTTGTGCCAATCTTTTTTCTAAGTACCTGACTACGTGTGGGTTACGGTTTGGATTAGTTAATTTAGCCGCAATAGTGTTTGGGTCTTTTGCGGTATAACCAGCTTCTTTTGCCGCCTGTGTTTTACTTATGAAGCCAAAGTTTGAAACGTAAATGTCTACAAACTTTCTTTGTTTAGCAGTTAAATCTATGTCTGTTTTAATTACGTTAGGCTTCCCTGCCATTTTTTTCGCTCCTGAATTTTGTATAAACTTTCTTGTTTAATGATGTCTTCTTTTTCCTTTAATTGAGCTTTCAAGCTTTCTACTTCTGCTTTTAATTTCTCAACTAAGTTTAAACGCTTTATGTCTTCACTGCTCATCATATGCTCTCCTCTCAATAAGATATTTTTAACTTATTCAAGACAGTACAAGCATTTAGCTCTTTTGTCCACTAGATACGTTAGTGTCAGGTAGTGTCAGGTTATGTCAGTAAAAAAGAGTGAATGTGACACTAAAAAAGTGTTATATATCAATGATATATGTTAAAAAAAGGTGTTAGTGTCAGGAGTGTCAGGAATGTTTTGGGGTATGTAAGGGGGTAAAGGGTATAAATATCTTATTAGGAAAGCGTGATTGGCGTAAAACCTTACTTTTTTGATAATCTGCCGTCAGAAGTTCTGACAAGGTCAGCAAAATGACAGTTAATTTTAAACAACTCATTGTCAGTAGCTATGCGTATCTGCCATCCAGTTTGGGTCGATTCGAACCAATGTTTCTGATATCCGTGTATCTCCATCTCGGTGACCTGTGGCCGTTGTTCAGTGTTGCTTTTAGCTGTTCCCCTTTTAATCGTGATTTGTTCGTCTTTTTTTCTAAAATTACAACTACCACCTGCATCTTGCATCCAAGCAATTTCAGCGGCTAAATCCTCCACGTCACCTTGCGTCCAATTAGTGTTTATTTTTATCGGTTTCTTTTTTCTTTTCATTAAATTGCTTTATGTATTCTTCCCATTTAATTTTATAGTATTTATTTTTAGTTTTTTCATACATAATCGCACAATTAGCGATTAAAGTGTTTAATTGTTCTAAAGTAACTTCATTAATCACTAACTACTCCATTGAGTCTTTAGCTTTTTATAAAGAAACTTCCAAAAACGTCTATCCATTCCACTAGAGCTTAAATATAGCTTCCCGCAGTTTCGTAATGTTTTTATTGATGAGTTTGCGTTCCTCTGAGGTTTTTGCTTTTCTAAGTTTATCATATTGCTTGGTATAATCTATATTTAAATTTTGCCTTTTAGTAAAGTAAATAATTCCCTTTTCAAGAGCATCTAGATATCTCTTTCTTACGTATTTGGGGTCTAAATCAGCGTTTAAACATACAAACTCAAAGTCTTCAGAGTTATCACAGAACCAATCGTGTGCAGCACCCTTTAAAACAGCTGAATTACGCCCTTCCGCAGTGTTCATAACATCCTCTAATGCAGTATTAATTACTGCTCGCCATAGCTTAGTCTCACAATCTACGGTTGTGTCAACTAGTTTTGCCGCAATTTCCATACCCATAATTTGTAGGATTGTATTTGAAATGTTCATTTAGTAGCTCCATAAGTCGAGACCTAGTTTAAAATGGGTCAAATGTCAACACTTTAGTAATCAGGACACTATAGATGATGGCAACCATTAGGTGCCACTTATAGATAGCTCTACTTAGATTAAAAGTCTCATATTGTCCTATAAAAAATATGATTGACGATTAATTTCAGTAAGTTACAAAAAACCATCAATGACACTTAAGTCATTGTTAACACAAAGGAAAAAATATGAAAAAACTAATACAAGCTAAATACGCTAAGCTAAAAAATGCTCAGCACTTTGGAACAGATGTTTCTCTAATTAAAAAATTAGAAGAAAAATTTGGCCCTGAAGTAACTATCGGTGATCTATTACATTTTAGATTATCTGATTTTATGAAGTCAGGGTTTACGGGTAAACAAACTGAAAGGATAGTTAAATATCTATCTTTCTACGGTCATCGTTTACCTGAGTACGCTTACGCAAACAAAAGAAGTAAGCAAACGAATGTTTTATTATACAACAGACATTCTTACAAACCTCACAAACTAAAGCTCAGACATCAGAACTATCCTAAAACCTTCACGGAGGAAATGGAAAACAAAGTTGCTGAAACTAAAGCAGACTTAGAGAGATGGGAACAAAGACTCTTTAATACTAAGAGACACTAAAAAATTAAAGGGCTAGTGAAGTCTCCCGCACTAGCCCTTTAACATCATAACTGAAAGGAATTATGTATGATTAATTAGGTTTTAACTTAATTATATTATCTTGTCTAGAGAGGCCAAAATCTTTTTTATTTATCTGTTTTTTAATTTTAATACTTAAATTAACAAATTCAAAACCATCTTCTGATAATTCAAAGGTATGACCTATGAAAAGCATAGACATCATACTTGTTATGGCTGCATATTCTTCTTTACTTAGCCTGTTTGCAAGTACCTGCAAACACTCTGTCATATGCTCTTTTGTTAATCTTTTTTTAGTGCCCAAAGAACGACCTTACTGCTTCCTGTAACCCATTAAATTGTCCTGTGGCCTGTGGTGTGTAGTTGTCTACGCCTTTGCATTCATCACAGAACTCTGTTTCATAGTTTACGAATTTTCTAGTATTCTCAGTATTTAAATTATCATTTTTATATACGAAATGATTACCTTTACATTTTTTACACGCCATATTTCTCTCCTTTAATTATTTCATTAATCTATTTATATAATATGCACTTACGATGCAAACTAAAAATACAAATAAAATTACATCAGTATCAATCATTTTTACCTCCCCGTTGCTATGTATCTACGTTTTCTTAATTTTCTTCTATGTTCTTTATAATTAGGTCTTTGCTTCATTACTTCATCATTAATATATCTATACCAAGTCATTCTACCACTAAAAAAATCTTTATAAATTAATATAAAAGCTCGTATTTCTTTAATAGATAAATCGTATGGAACTTGTGAACTATGATAATTTAATTCAGGATCAAATCGTCTAATCCATCTTTTTTCGTAATGTTGTCTAATTCTTTTATCTGTTTCTTTTTTTAAAATTATAATTCTAAATTTACTAAATACGGGACCAACACCTTTTTTCTGAAATCCTTGTTTAGATTTTCTAGCTTTATGATAATGTTTAAAGTAATGATCCATTATTCGGATCAAAGGAAATTTACTTTCACCAACGTAAATTAATTTATTTTCATCATTAAATAAAAAATAAATACCAGGCTGATTTAATTTTAATAAATCAACCTGGCAATCAACCAACGATAGGAGTTTGTGATGATTAATCTTTACTACCATTTTTCTTAAGCTTTGACAATAAAAAAATTTGATATTTTTCTACACTCATTCCTTTTTTCTTAGCTTGAAATTCCGTGTAGTCTTTTACCAATTTAGAAATCATTCTTGCAGGATTTCTTTCTTTTTCATTGCACAATGCTGTAAGAAGAGTATGGGTCTCTTTAGTTACGGCTACTGATTTCCATTTATTGATATCCATAATTGTTCCTCCTTAAATTGTTTTAATGATTTTGCTTTTGTTTTATAAATATTTTGAACTAAATCAAAATAAGGGTTATTGTCACTGCACGACCAACCTTTCATTTTACTTAAACGATTGATAGCTGCAATTCTTTTATCTTTCCAACTACTTTCTACCACGTTACCCCCAAGAAAAAAGCAATTATGGTTAGGATAAATCCCAACATAAATTTTGGAAAAAATAAAATCAGTATAAAAATTGTTACAAATGCCACTGGGTTCATTAGTTTCTTTCCTTTTTAAACTCTATGTGTTCAACTGCAACATTTTCTCTTGAACATAACTCATCTATAATTAAGTGTTCTGCGATCTGCCAATTTATCGGATACAAATTATATCTGCCGTTAGTCATCCTAGCTTTGATTAAACGTTCTCTTGTATTAATCCATTCATCATCAGCAGGTGTAATAGGATTACCCTGTAGATTATTAGAATGTAGCTTTGAAAGGATATCATCTACTTCTGAATGATATTGCCTGTAACTAGTGCTCTTACTTTTCATATGTTATAATTGTTATTATTAATATTATTATCTTATGAATATATAGATAAGATAAGAAAGGTCAAGCCCAAAATGAAATTTGTTTTAATATTACAGATATGTTCTGTCATTGCTCAACAGTGTACTGAACCAGTACAAATAGGCAGATATAAAGACCATTTTGACTGTGCAACCGCAGGTTTTATTAACGCTATGGGTGCTATTAGAGAAATAGGCCCAGAAGAAGTGAATAAAAACAAACTATTAGTTAATTTTTCTTGCAAAGAACAAGAAAACGTATAGTCTTGTCAAGACTTGCAAAAACCCTACAATTTGATATATAATATCTTATGAAGCAGTATCGCATACAAATTAGATCAGAAGGTCTATATTATAATGGGATAGTAACTGCTGAAAATGATGCTGATGCTCTCATTCAATTCAAGAATAAACTTGAGAATGGTGAGATTGAAGCTAAAGATGAAGGTTTCTATTTAAATAATAAAATCTTCATCACATATGAGGAGCTAGGAAATGGCACTACAGAAGTTAATATCGGAGAAACTTCAGTTGGAATCTCAGTGGGCGCAACAGGCGTTGCAACAGGGTAGAGTAACTACTGATATGAAATGGATCGATATTAAAATTAAAGAGCTCAAAACAAAAATCAACGAACAAAGCGTTGAAGATGCAAAAATGGGCTTGTACGACATAGCTAGTTAAACAAACACTAGCATATATTTTAAAAAAATCGTTAAATCGTTATAAGGATATCTTGCACTAAATTATTTTTTATTTTGTGGATGAAGAAAATCATCTCCTAATTTATACCAGTGTACTTTTCCGTTTTTGTATTGTCTTACTTTTTTGTCACAACTTTCACATTCATAAATTTCTAATTTTGCTGTAGGAAAAAATGTAGTGTGTTCTTCACAATGCGGACATTGTCCAAATCCTAAATCACCAAATTTAATTATTTTTTCCATTATGTTGCTTCTCCCCAATTATTACCTAAGGCCATATCTACTTTGCTTGGTACTTTCATTGGAACATCATCAAGACAATGTTCCATCCTATTTCTTATTTCTTGAATATCTTTATCGTCTTTAACATTGAAACATAATTCATCGTGTATTTGCAATAGTGGCCTGTGGCCGTTGTTATAGCAATCTATCATTGCTTGTTTAGTCTGATCTGCTGCGGATCCTTGGATAAGTCTATTCAAAGCTTTGTAAGTCATTGCTCTCTTAATCATTCCTCTATCATATTTAGATTCAGCTTCTTCCCTGGTCATAGATTTATGAATACCAAATGTCTTTGGTTCCCATCTATCAAATCTACAGTGTCTTCCTCTAATGGTAACAATACAACCTTTTTTATCTGCAGTTGCCATACATCTATTTGATAATTGTTTTACAAAAGGTACTTTAGAATTATATTCAGCTAAAATTTGTTTAGCTTGATCTACCTCAATACCTAGTTCTCTAGCTAATTTACCAGAACCCATTCCATAAAATAATCCTAAATTAATTGTTTTAGCTTGTGATCTAGGAATACCAGCCATATCAGCAACAACTTGATGGAAGTCTGCATCATCACTTTCATATGCTTTAATTAAATCAAATGATCCTTCAAAACCTGAATCAACCGATGCAGCATAATGCACAACTAATCTTGGTTCTTGTTGCGAATAGTCAAATGAACCCCAACGTTTACCTTCATCAGGTAAAAACAATGATCTGATTTGTTTACCAAATTCTTTATTACGAGCAGGTATCTGTTGTAAGTTTGGATTTGACATTGATAGTCTGCCTGTGGCTGTACCACCTGAATCAGATTTTAATTGATTAATCTCTGCGTGTATTCTACCTTTGTGTTCGTATCTCAATATAGAATCAATAAATGTAGAATGAAATTTATTCATTTCTCTAGCTTCTCTAATTAATTTTGCTATTGGGTAAGGACAATTGTATAACCAGTTTGTAGTAAAGCTAGGAGCTTTAGTTTTTTCCGTTCTCTGATAGCTTATTTTTAGTGCATCAAAAGCTTTTGCTACAGAGGCAGCAGCCCAGATCTCTACATCAACCCCTGAAAGCTTTTTTATCTCTGCTAATTTTTTGTTCTCTTCATTAATAAATTGAGTTTTTAGGTCAGTAGCCTTGTCTAAATCTACACGAATACCGTGTTCTCTCATCTCTATAAGAATAGGAGTAAGTGTAGTTTCTAAATTAAATATATTAGATAGGTTTTGTTTTTCTATTTCTACCTTAAAACGATTCCAAAGTTTTAATGTAAGTTCAGCATCTTGTTCAGCATATGGACCAACATAACTTGCAGGCAATCTCCATAAATCTTGTTTTGCATCTAAACCCCACTCATCTGCTTTTTCTTTTAATTGTGATTCTGATTTTATTTCTCCAAGATAATCAAAGGCTAATGAATTTAATGAATAACTAAATCTATCTTCATTAATTAAAGCTCCTGCTATCATTGTATCTAAAATTTTTCCGTTAGGTTTTATTCCTTGAGAACGTGTCCAACCTATATCGTAAGAAGCATTATGACATACTTTGTCTACAGTATTTTCCATTAAACTTTTAAACCATCTCATAGTAATATTTCTATCCATATTACCTCCAGCTTCGTGTCCAATTGGAAAGTAGCCTTTGAAACCATCTGCAGCTACTGCAATACCTACGATCTCTCCGTCTTTAGTTGCCCAACCTGGGCCTTTAGTTTTAATGTTTGGGTCTCTTGTTTCTAAGTCTACAGCTATAATAGACCTATCTGATAAATCAGGATAAGCTTCTGGAGCTGTCCAATCTGTTTCTGTTTGATTAAATACAAGTTCAGTTGTCATTATTTTGAGTAACTTAAAGCTGTAGTATCTACAGAAAAATTATTTGCTAGAGGATTTGGTTTTTTCATCTTTTAATTTTAAAATTTCTAGTTCGCAATAATGAATTATTTTTTGTAAATCTTCTATCTTATTTTTTGATAAATATCTACAAACGTACTTAACAACGTTTCCCTGAAAGAAGCTGAGATTATTTTTAGATATAAATTCATACGGCTGAATGCGAAAATTTTTATAGTGACTTCCGCCTATCTGCCTGTCTTGTGGAAATACTTCATCAAACATATTTTTATTTGTCATTTATAACCTTCCTGTTGAAACGAGATGCCAAACTAACCAAAGGAAAAAAGTATGTATGATCAGTTGAGAGGATATGTAAGGACTTCTTACTGCGCGTAATACCAGTATACCACACACGCGCTTCAGCCATTTTCTCTTTATTGTTTTTTGTTGAAAAATTAGATGGCCAATTAGATTTCTCATATAATAATACGTTGTCTGCTTCTCCCCCTTTAACGGAATGAATAGTATCGATAATGATTTTGGCATTCTCATTAAATTGAATGTTTCTTTTTATCATATTTTCAAAATAATCCAAGTCTCTAGTCGTAAATTTCCTGTTTAAAACCTTCCACCAATCTTTGTGAGGTGTTTCTAATCCACATTCTTTTTTTAAATATTCTAAATCTAAGGGTTGATTCGGATGGACTTTGTCCCAAGCTTTGTTATCTACTTTACGCCATCCTTTTTTAATTTCTTCTATAAAATCATATAAGATACCTACCTCTTCTCTTGTAATAGTTTCCCCTGCGGTTAACTTATTCCAATGGCTTATAGCGTTCCATTTATTAATATTAAATGATTTGTTGCCTTTCATATCTTGAAAGTATAGGCCTTTAGCT